CGGGCAGTTGATTGAAGTAATCGAGGGACATATTAGGTATATTCTTCATGAAGCTAACAAGGCTGGGCTGGAATACCATTGCTATACAGATACATTATCTGGCGGGTTCTCTGCCATGAAAGTCTACACTGACTATACCGGCGAGATGAGTTTCCATCAGGATATCTACATTAGGCGTGTCTTTGACCCAACGCTAGTAGGCTTTGACCCAATGTCTATGCGCGAAGATAAAGCAGATGCCGAGTATTGTTTCGAAATATTCCCTAAGCGCAAAGAAGACTTAGTTAGAGAATTCCCAGATGTAGATTTGAAGGGCGTTAAGTCTGCAAGCGCATCTCCTTCTATTGGTAAGTTCCAATGGTCATATAACCTCAATGATGATGAAGTATTTTTAGTTGCTGACTATTATGAAAAGAAAAGAACCAAGAAAACTATCATCCTCTTATCAGATGGCCAAGTTATGACATCTAGTGATTATGCTAAGTTCCTTGAGAATTGGGAAATGGAAGGAAGAATTGAGCAAGCGCCTATCCCAGTTCGAAAGCCAAGAACAACAGAAGTAACTAAGATTATCCGTTACAAACTGATGGGCAATGAAATATTAGATAGAGAAGAAACAGACTATAGAAATCTTCCCCTTATTTTTGTTGACGGAAACAGCATTCTGCAGAAGAAGAATGGAACAGGCGTTGTGCGTCAGATGACGCGTCCTTACGTTTATAATGCGAAGGGCGTGCAAAAGATGAAGAACTTTACGTTACAAACTTTATGTAACGATATTGAGAATATGGGACCAGCTAAAATGATTGTGGCCAAAGATGCTATTCCTCCTCAATATTTAGATGCCTATGTAAATCCGCAGTCAGCCATTGTGTATATCTATAATGCATTTAAGAATGACGATATCAACGTTCCACTGCCACCCCCTACGGCGATGCCAAGACCAATGATTCCGCCAGAAATCTCAAATGCGGCCATTATGTCCGACCAGCTCGTAAGCAATATCCTAGGCTCTTTCGATGCATCCATGGCTCAAATGACACAACAGCAAATGAGCGGGAAAGCTGTTCAAGAAGTTTCTACGATGTCCAATGCGGCAGCGATGCCTTACGTGGTCTCATTCATGCGTGGGCTTCAAAGCGCTGCACAGGCCGTCATAGACTTAATTCCTTTGTATTACACAACGCCTCGCACTATTCCTGTGATAGACAATGAGGGCAAGAAATCTTATGTGAAAATTAATCAGGAAGGCGCTATTTCTTTTGATTATGAGCATGATGCTATACAGGTCAATGTTGAAGCAGGTATTTCGTTTAACTTACAACAAGACCGAGCGCTACAACAAATCAATGCGCTCATGCATGCAAGCCCAAAGATTGCCAAGTTCTTCAGTGGCGATGGCATGAAGTATCTATTCAGCAATATGAACTTCAGGGGCGTGGAGCATATAGAAGAGGATGTGGAACAATTTGTAAAACAAGAAGCGCAAATGGAGCAACAAATGATGCAAGCTCAGATGCAGCAGCCTAAAATGGAGCAGATGGCTATGCAAGTAGCGCAGCAACAGGTTCAATCTGAGCATCAAGTAGGTATGGCGAAGGTTCAGGTTCAAGCACAAGACGTAGAAATGAAGGCAGCAATGAAGATGGCAGAGCTAGAGCTACAAAACAAGAGGCTACAAATTGAGTTAGCTAAAGCTGTAGCGCAGATGCATGTTGATGAGCAAACACTTGGCATCGAGCAGCAAAGGGCTGACGACGAGCGTGTTAATACAGTTATTGATGCTGCCATTAAACAATCTGAGCATACCCATGGATTAGCGCATAAGCAGTTTGAGCGCAGCATGGCTGGATTGCAATCCGATCGCAATCATGAGATAGCCTATCAAGGCAAGGAAACTAAAGCCGAAGAAGAGGCCGAAAAAAGAATATCGAAAGAGTGACAAATTGTCACAATTTAGATTTCATTTCCTCTCTAAATTTCTTAGCCCTAATTTCAAAAATGTAATCTAGTTTTGATTTAAGCAAATTAATGCATAGCTCATCAAATTCTTTTTCTTCCGGCGTCTTTTCTTCTGGGTGCCAGCCTCTTCCTAATATGCCTTTTTTAAATTCCATTCGGTTACATCCTAATAAATCAATAACGACTTAAATCTGGCAGATCTTCCATCAGCCCATCCATCATCTTTTCGATGTACACCAACATTTGGTCATCTGTTGTATTTTCGTCCCTATCGCTCCACTCCTTTCCTCTGCCGATACGGTTCAAGCGATATCTTGCCTGATATAAAGCGCTAGCTATTTGTTGCCAATTAAGCATGACAGTTAAATCATCTGTTGTAAAATCTTCATCAACTGTAAATGTAATTTTAATTGACATTAGTTCACCAAGTTTTGTGTGGAATTTTCTTTAGCCACATATTTACTAAATAAATGATTAATGACGTCGCCAGTTATCTTCTCTTTGCCTTGGTCAGTTGCATATGTTTCAATCATGCAACATAGAAAATTAACTGCCACATCTAACATAATCTGACCGGCATGCCATTCGTTCAAGTTTTTATTTCTAGGAAGGTCAAAGAAATCACCAGATTCTTTTCTGAGCTTCTCAAATAATTTAACGGTTGCTTCATGTATAACTTGTTTATCGTTTGTCATAGTTCCCCCTTTTAGGCAGTATAACATCTCAAACAGTAGTGTTCCACGTGAAACCATGACATCACATATAGTTAAAATAGTTAATAAAATATTGCAATGCACAACATATAGTGCTATGTTTATGTGTGAGTGCCTCTACTCTGAAGAGGGCCGAAAGGCATATCGAGCATGGCGAGCATACATGCCAGTGCAACTACTGTGAAGTTGGCTAGAGATAGCATCACCGTGACACCGGGCAAAGGTCAACAAAAGAGGGTTTTATGACTGAAGATTTACTTCAAAATCAGGCTGCGCCAAATGAAAATGCGCAAGCACCAATTGCTCCTGCAGTGCAGGAAGAAATGGTGCCAAAGTCAGAGATGAACAGAGTGGCAAAAATGTTGCGTGAAACTTACTATGAAAAAGGTAAGGAAGACGCAATGAAAAGCTCACAAAATGCAGCTCCGATGCAAGCACAGCAAATGGCCCAAGGCTCAATGTCTGAAGAGCAAGTTCGTCGATTAATCGAAGAACAAACTACTAAGATGCAACAGCAACACCTGATGGCTAAAGACGCAGAACGTATTGTTAGCGAATTTGCTAGCAAGATGGATATGGGTAAAGAGGCCTATGAGGATTTCGAGGATTCCGTTAGAGAACTTGATTTGCGCTCTATCCCAGAGATAGTGCACCTTGCCAATTCTGTAGGAAACACGGCTGACGTCATGTATGACTTAGCTAAAAATCCCTACAAAATTGCTAATTTGAAAGTATTGGCTCAAACATCGCCGCAGCTCGCTAAAAAAGAGATGCAAAGATTGTCACAGTCAATAGATTCAAATAAGGCAGCGGTACAGCAGGTCAATACGCGGGCTCCAGTAAGTCAGATGAAACCTTCAACAGGAATCGCTGATGGTGGAACCGGTATGACCTTGAAGGATTTTAAGCGCGCCCCATGGGCACGTGGATAATCTAGACTAGAGTCATGGCGTAACCCTATCGGCTAATAAACTAGTTGATTGGAGATACATCATGGCCGTGCCAAGTAATATTTTACAACAGGTACAAACGTACCAAATGAGTCAACTTGCCTTTTTAGGTAACTTTGGCTGCTTTATTCATACTTCTAACAAGAAGTTCCAGAATTTCGAAAACATGGTTGGTAACCTAGGCGACACGGTTAACTTCGAGTTGCCACCACGCTTTGTTTCGCAAGAAGGTCTGGTTGTTAATTACCAACCCACGCAACAACGTTTGCAATCCTTAACAGTTAACCAAGCATATAACACTTCGTATGCATACACCGCACAACAAATGATTTTCAACGTTGAAGATTACATGTTGCGTGTTGGTAAAGGCGCTGTGATGGAGCTTGCAACTCAAGTCGAATCCGACGTTGCTAAACTTGCTGAAACCCAACCCTACCGCTTCTTCGGTGATGGCGTAACGCAAATCAACTCTTTTGGTCAATTGGCCAACATGTTGGCACAATACCGTACATACGGTTTTGCTAAAGATGGCATCAAGGTTTACTTATCTGATATCGCTGTTCCACAAATCGTTAACTCCGGTTTGAATCAATTCGTTTTAGATCGTAACGAAGAAATGGCTAATAGTTGGATGGTCGGCGATTGGATGGGTGTAAGCTACTACCAATCAAACTTGTTGCCAGTTCATTTGGCAGGTAGCGTTGGTAATCTCGGTCAAGTTTTGACTGTTGTTTCTACTAATGATCCCACAGGTAATAACATCACTCAAATCACCTTCTCTGGTGCTAGCGCTTCTGACTTGAATGCTATCAAAGCATTTGACAGCCTGGAATTCCAAGATGGTGTTGTTGGTCAACCTAACTTGCGTTACTTAACTTTCGTCGGTCATAAACCAACCGCATTGAAAGTGCAAATCCAGGCCACAGCTGATGCAGCTTCTGATGGGGCTGGTAACGTAACAATCGATATCAACCCACCATTGTGCGCAACATTAGGCAATGCAAACCAAAACATCCAATTCAACATTGTTGCTGGCATGCAAGTAAAAGCATTGCCTGACCATCGTTGCGGAATGGTTGTTGGTGGTGATGCAATGTACTTGGCTATGCCACGTTTGCCAGACCAATCTCCATTCTATACAGGTAACGAAATGGATACCGATACCGGTGTTTCATTGCGCTTAACCTACGGTGCGGTACTTGGTCAAAACCAGCTCTGCTATGTCAACGACGTCATTTGGGGTAAAACAGCTCCAGGTGAATACTTGATGAAGATTGCCTTCCCTCTGTAATAAGAGGTATGCGGTAAGGGTGCTGAAAATAAAGCCCTCGGCACCCCTTCCCATTAGGAGGATATATGGCATTTACGTCTCAGCAATTAATAACCAATTCTTGGTATTTATCAGGGATTGTTTCTCGTGGACTGGAAACAGTTAGTGACGAGCAGATTTCAGATGGTTTATATAGATTAAATGGCTTTCTAGCCATGAAGTCAGCAGATTTAGGATTAATTCCATATTACCAAGTTGTAAGCGGCAACTTCATTGCTGGCCAGGAAGTGTATTTCATTCCTAACTTGATGCATATCGAATCATTGACGTTCTTTTTGAATCAACCTAATAGCGGCGATCCAATTCGATTCAGCATGAAAGAAGCAACACGCGAAGATTACTTTGCGACAGGTCGTGTTGAAAAAATAACAACATTGCCATACCAGTGGCATTTAGAACGTGTATTCGGCGGCGCAAATTTATATGTTTATTATCTGCCTTTAGAAAATTACGCTTATCAGCTGGTTGGTAAATACCAATTATTTAGCACAGTTTTAAATCAAGATCTGTCACTTATATATGACAATTTCTATATTGAATATTTAACGTATGGTCTTGCACAATATCTTTGTGAATATTACCAAGTTATACCGCCTCCATCGATGGTCAAACAATTAATGGCGTTTGAGAACCATATGCGTGATGTGAGCCCAATGGACTTAACAATGCGCAAGCTTGAGTACTTCAATACGCAGCAAGGCTTTATGTATGTGGATGCCAACATAGCCCGCGGGTTCCGTCCCGTTAGCTAACATAGGAATGTGAATGTACCCTACGTCCGATATGCCAAAATCAGATGCATCACTCAAGATAGTGGGGTCAAACACGTTCGGAAGATTTGCCAAAATAAGCGCCGAACAAACATTTAATATGATGGTATCTGATGAATGGCTGGTGCCTACGCCTGGATATAAAAAAGCATTAGAAATAGCGCCAGGACTGCCAGGACGTGGGATCTATGCCAGTGCGCGTGGCGGATTCATGATTGTTATTCTTGCTAACGTGGTTTATAGGGTAGAAGGTGCAATAGGTTTTCTAAACTACAGCGAGCTTTTCCGGCTTAACACTGTTTCAGGCGATGTATCAATCGACGAAAATATTGCATATCAAATAGCCATATGCGATGGCCAAGCTTTATGGATTTACAATTGGGGTATTGGCGATGTTACTCCTGCGACTTTGCCGACAAATACACAAACTGGGAATCTTATTATTCCTGGTTATGTCACTTACCATGATGGTTATTTCATTGTTCCAGATACTACCTCAGCCAATTGGTATTTATCCGCTCCTAATGACGGATTAAATTGGTTTTGGGGCGCTGGCGGATTGCCTGTTAATGGTGCCATACAAACGAAGCCAACCAACGCTAAAGCCGTTTTAAGAGCTCCTGGAAAGGGCAATCTAATCTATGTTTTTGGATCAACCGTGACAGAGCTATGGAATAATTATGGCGCTCAACTGTTTCCATATCAGCGCAACAATGGCGTTTCAATCGATTATGGCTGCTTGAGCGCATCCACAATTGGTGCCATGGATGAATATGTGGCTTGGCTCGGCTCTAACGAAAAATCAGGTCCAATTATTATGATTTCCAGAGGCGGTTCATTTGAGCATTTGTCAACGGATGGTATCGACTTTAAGCTTGCCGATTTAATCAATCCTGAGCAATCATATGGGTTCTTTTATAAAATTGACGGGCATGTATTTTACCAACTGACATTCTACTCACCAGAAGATAATTACACATTGCTTTACGATTTTAATACTAAGAAGTTCTTTTATCTAACTGATGAGAATATGAACTATCACATTGCGAATGCTGTAGCTTTTTATAATGATACTTATTACTTCACAGATTTAAGAAGCGATGGGTCTATATATGAAATGAACTCACATTTTACTCAATATGATTACACGATTGAGCCAATCATTAATCCAAGTGAAAATATATTTGGTGCCTATCAAATTCCTCGTGTGCGCATTTGCAATAACTTTAGACAGTTGGATACAAGCCGATTTGTAGCTGGAAGTCTAACCTTCACAATTGAGCAGGGGATGGATCCTTTTTATCAGCAAAGCGATTTATTTTATTTAACAACCGAAGACGGTTTTGTTATATCAGAGGAAACACCAACAGGTTATGTAGGCACATTCCTGCAAACGGAACAAGTTTTAGAAGATTATGCCCCTCGAGTTGATATGAGCATTTCTAAAGATGGCGGTCAGACATTTGGAAGCTATATATCGCGCCCTATGAATCTATTGGGTGATCGTAAGAATAGAATGATATTTTGGAGGCTGGGAGCTGTTAACGATTTAGTCGTACAGTTTAGATTCTGGAGCAAGTCTCGGATTGTAGTATCTGATGGCGTATTCCAGGCCAGACCGATTGAAACAGGAGGCGCTTAATGGATATCCCAGGATACCTAACAACGCCGGTAGTAGATAAGAATGGTTATTTAACCCCTGACTGGGAAAATATTATGACGCAGCTCTTAAATGAGCTACAATTAAACTTGTCAAATGAGGGTTATAAATTGCCTCAGCTGACACAAAGTCAAATTACTCAGTTACAGGCGATTGCTGCTATGGGACCAGAACAGGCTGCAAAATCAAATTCAAACATGTTTTATAACATTACTTTGAATAATGCTGATTCTGCAAACATCTTTATTAATGGCGTCTTGTATAAGTTTACATTGACACCGGTTTAGGAGCGATAATATGGCATGGTACAACCCTTTTAGCTGGGGCGGCTCAGACAACAGTATGGAGGATGTCCAAGGATATCTATCTCAAATGGAGCCTATGCTACAAGAACAATATGGCCCATATAAAGAAGCAGGTTTAGAAGCTTTGCCAACGCTACAAAACCAATATTCTATGCTTTTGCAAAATCCTGGTGCTATCCAGGCATTACTTGGTCAAGGCTTTGAGCAATCACCTGGATATCAATTTCAATTAGATCAAGCTATGAACGCAGCTAATCAAGCAGCTTCTGCTGGCGGCATGTTAGGTACCCCAGCCCATCAACAACAAGCTATGGGCGCAGCTCAAGGTTTAGCTAATCAAGACTATTGGAATTACCTGGGAATGAACCAAGGTTTATACGGCCAAGGCCTGGCAGGAACGCAAGGTCTATTCGGAACAGGTTTTGATGCCGCAAATCAAATGGCTTCTGGACTCGGAAATATTTATGGCAACCAAGCCAATCTGGCTTATGGAAACATGCAAAGCCAAAATCAAATGCTTGGCAGCCTTTTAGGCGCAGGCTTAGGTGCTGGTATTTATGGATGGATGAATAAATAATGGCTGGACCAATACCTTTGCTACAATTTAACCCTTATAACCCAATGCAAACAGCATTAGAAGCCGCCTTGGGAACGCATAGAGGATTGGGACAGGGTCGCGCACAGCAAATTCAAAATCAATTACAAGGCGCTAGGGTTCCTTTTGCAGGGCAAATAG